CCGTAAACAGAAAGACCACGAACGATGTCGCCGAAGTCAGTTTGGTTACGTAAAGGCTCAGTCTTAGTGATTTGAGATGCGAAAGCACATGATGCTTTAGTACCTGCAACCATCATACGACGTAGCTTAGCACCTGATGCTGTAGCACCAGAAGATGTAGCAGACAAACCTGGAACTAATGCCTTACCTGCAGCACCGTGAGGTAGCAAGTTAGATACGTATACAGTCATACGGTCTAACATACCAATCTTACCAGTACGAATAGTACTAGACTGGTCACCAGTGAAGTACGCTTGCGCAATGTTAGACTGCATCAAGATGTTACGGTCTTTAGGTGAGATGATTAACCAGCGACCGTCTTCAGGAATGTTTTGCTCATCCATAGTAGCTGACATAGCTAAGATAGTGTTCAATACATTGCTAGCAGTAGCGTCGTTTACTGGAGCAGCATCAGTACCTAGGTTGTATGATGCAGAGATTGCACCAGCTGTCGCGCCTTTGTTGTTAGCGTGAGCACCTTCAGTTGAGAACCAGTTAAAGAAAGCTTCGTTTTCGATAGCAATCTTAAGCTGTTTCGCAGCGTCATCAGTAAATGTGTTCATCAAGTCGATATCAGCTTGGTGCGCTAATACGTCGTTAGTTTGAACTGAGAAGTACTTACCTTTGTTGATCTGCATATCAGTGTAGATCGGTGCAGGTACTTCGCTTGTTAGTGTAGAACCAGCGCCAGCGTAATCATTAATAGTGATTGAAGGTGCAGTACGGATACGGATAGTATCGCCTTGGTTCTTAATTTCGCCTTCCCAGTCAGTGTTAGACACTTCAGAAAGCATTGTGTTTGCATAAAATTTAGCATTCAGTTTGTTAGACCATAACTGTGGAATGAAACCACCTGAATACGTCGGGCTTGTAGTGAAATCACCTGTTGTTGGAAATACAGCAGCCATTTTTCTTACTCCTTATAAAAGTTTAACATTATTGTAGGCTAACGGCTGTTGAGTACAATCGTGACTAGCTTTTTACTCGTCCTTCCATGTACGCAGACGTTAGCTCTGCTTCAAGTTTTGCCGCCTCGTCATACTTACCCTGCGTGTTTAAAGTCCTGGTTTTAGCCCAAGCTCTATCCATCTGTGCAGCTGAATAAATCTTAGAACCTGCCGGGCTCTTACTAGCGCTAGTGCTAGACGAACGATTTGGCGTAACCTGCTTCTCAAGCTCTGCTTGGCGACTATCTTTTTCTTGTCCTACAGGTTCAACGCTTTCTCTGAATAGTTTCACATAATGTGCTACTGCTTCAGCGTCACCACTGTCAAACGCAGATTGTGCTTGGTCTCTACGAGGTCCCCTAGACATAGGGTCATACTCATTTAGCCATGCTACCCAACGTTCATCGTTGTCAAGCTGGTCAAACCCTGGAACTAAAACATTTAGTTTCTGAGAAAAACTCATCTCTCCAACTTGGTCTCCAGTATTTGATACTTGCTTACGCAATTCTTCAATTACCTTCTCCTGTTGCTCAAAACGCGCTTCATATTCTTTAGCAGCTTCTTTCGCAACACGACGTTGAAAATCAATCAAATCGTCACCGTACTCTTCTCGGTCGGCATCGGTTATATAACTAACTTCCTCTTTAGGTTTTTCAGTTTCTACTTTCTTCGCAGCTTCCATTTCCTTTCGGATACTTCCTAACTGGTCTGTAAGGTCTCTAACCTGCTGGTGCAGTCTAGGTACCTCAGCATCATACTTACCTCTAAGGGTGCTGTACTTCTGCTTAAAGTCGTCTACTGATTCCTTCTTAGGTTCATCAGCCGGCTTCGCTTCTTCAATTACTGCGTCTTTCTTCGGTTGTTCGTTCGGTACTTCGTTCTTGGTATCCTCAACTACTTCTAAGGTAGGCTCTTCGCCTTTCTTTTCCTTAGCTTCGTTTTGGGCTAGTTCTTTCTCTAACGCTTCAACTTCTGCAAGCTGCGCCTGTACTTGTTTTGGCAATGCCATTTTTCTTTCTCCTTAAAGCACCAACTCTGTTATGCAGCGTCCTATTGGTATGCTGCGCCCGTTATGGTGTGCTTAACAAATACGATAGTTTCCTATCGTTCCTCAACTACCTTCTGCGATTCTTCGACCGCTTTCAGTAAATCTTCAAAAGCTTCTGCTCGTCCTTGCAAACGGTGGATTAGACCCGTTTCGTTCGCGTACACTAACTTCTGCTTTGCTCCTTCAAGTTCATCCTTAAGGAGTGCCAACAAGGCTTCGTTTCCTGGCTCTCGTAACCCGTTTAGGGCTCTAACGGCCTGTGTTTCTAACTTATTGACGTAAATCATTTATCTACATAATACCAAATAAAACTGTTTTGTGGTAGTTATTTTTATCTACCGTTAGGTTTAGGGCTGAAATTGTTGTCCTGTCGACCACCCATCTCAGTTCCGTCTTCCTGTAAATTCGCTGCTTGCTGCTGTTCGTGCTGCATCTGCATCTCCATCATCATCTGCTCTTGTTGCTGCTGAGCTGCTATCGCTTGCTGTTTTTGGACTTCTTCACGCGATGGAACCAAGCGGTCAATGTTGGTGTTGAGATTTCCAGCAAGGTCGCGTAGTAGCTCCGCCGTGCCTGGAAGGCCAACAATTTGCTGTGCAACAGGGCTTTCCAATACCAGACGTAAGAACTCAGTTTTACGTACAGCCTCAGCTTCCTTGACGACAAGCGAGGTCGCTCCTCTTGCAACAATTTGAACATCTCCTATTAACTCCGGATCTTGTGAGTAACGCAAGTTTCTTTGGTACTGTCGCTCAAGCATAGGGTTAAGTACATCGTGGTCGATGTTACTAATTACCTGCTTAATACTCTTACCTGCATTAGATATTAACATAGACAGACCGGACGACGTACGGCCTGCACCTGGGACATGCTGCCCCGTCATATATTTAGGAATACCTGTAATGTCATCAGCTATGTCCATAAACCTATCAAACACGGCCATTAGCTCTGAAGCATTAGACTGCGGTTGGAAAAAGTTTATAGGCTGCGAAGCATCACCGTACTCTGACTGCTGGAACTGCCAAATCTTCCAAGGATACATCTGAGTGATGTCCTCACCTGCTGGCAAGCGGCTTACGTTAACGCCTACTTGCGGGCCTGAAGAAATACCCATGTTGTTAGCTAGCGAACGAGCCGCTGCGTTACACATGTTCTGGGCATCCATACATAAATCTGAAACACCGTTTCCGTCGATGCGGCCAGGGACCTTTTCGAACGACGATACGTAATATGGTTTACGACCGATAGGGTCGTAGTTTAATACTGCTTTAATAACAATGTTGTCAACCATCCATACTTCACATGGGTATGACAACTGAGGGTCTTCAATTTCTGTTTCGTCTAAGCCCCAATCTAGGAGTAGTTTACCTGGGATAGAGTCCCAAAGCTGAACTGCTGCGATTAAGTCTGAGTTCGCTTCATCAAAATCTTTACCTTCTAACGCCTCGAAGTCCGAGTCATCACGGTCTAACCACTCAAAACCTTCCGACCCGAAGTCCGCTAACAACGCTCGTACTGACGCCTCGTCGTACCCCTCGACGCCTATCATGGCTTCGACGTCTTCTCTAGTCAGGTGGTGTATCTCAATAACTGGCATGTTCTGGATGTCGTCGCCCCACGGAGCCCAGTAGAATTTGTATGGGTCGACTCTTTCCCACTCATCTCTTACGATTTCTGTCGGAACGAGCTCGCCGTTCTGCCACTGCAGTTTCTTACGCTTACGTGGAACTGGACCTTTAAGTACAGCATACGGGTACGTCGCGATGTCGTTAGTAAACTCGAACAACGCCTTAATGAACCCACCTTCTAGGAGCTGGTCTTCCATTTTCTCCTCCATACGCTCAACGCGTTTGTCAGAGTCATGCTTCATCTCACGCATGGCTGTGTCTTTCATGCCTGACGCTAACTGCTTAAGGTCTTGCTCAGATATTTCACCACCACCCATCTCGTAGTACTGCGCTAAGTTCTGCTGCATAATACCTTGTAGCCTATCAATTAATTCTGGTGGGACTTCTGGAATAGGAGTAGCTTCAATAGACCACGGCTTATCAGAACCGGTACCTAGTAGTGTGTCACGTAGCCATGCGGTAGCTGTACGACACTTCGTACTAACAATACCCATGAATAATTCTGAACCACCTTGCGCTTGAATCTCTGCTAGTTTCTCTGGTGAGTACTCCATGTTACGAGCACGAGCAGTTTCAACTAAGCGAGGCTCAATCTCCTGCTTCTTATGGTCTCGCATCGTAGTCCAACGTTTGCGCGTGTGCGCAGCTAAACCTACAAGTAATTCACTTTGTTGTTTTTCTTCCGACTCACGCTTAGCCTGGGCTTCCAGGTCTGACGCACGAGCTACGGGGATTAGAGCAGCACCTAAAGCCATAATTTCCTCTTTAACATAACAGTAATGCCTGTTATGTTATCATCTAATTTACGCGGTGTCAAGTCCATCCTTTAGCAGAAACTTTCTGCACTTCTCGACGCGAGCCTTGAGTGGCTACCGTACCAAATACCTCACCACCATCAGCATGTAGGCAGAGGTACTGGAACGCATCAGCGATGTCAGACCATGGGTGTGACTTCTCAGGTTTCTCGTCTTTTATACCTTTTGTGTTGATTTTATACCTATATTTACCTGCTAGGGCTTGAACCAACGAGTTGGCTGAGTCAGCATCGACCATTAGACCGTATTTACCATCTACAACACGTGTCATGTACTTCTCAACAGCTGCTAAACGCGCGGCCACAGAGTTCGTTTTCGCGGCTTTTATCGAAAAACCTTCAGCTCTGTATATGTCAGCTACAGTTCTCTCGTCTGTCTGTGCTCTTTGGAACGCTGCGGGGTCAATTATCACTATAGACGACCTCCCCGGGAACTTATTTGCCAGCAGAGGCTTCAGTTTTTCACGCACAAATCGTAACGCCCCCATGTCTTCGGAGATAATCGAGTCGTAAATAACTAGTCGACCATCATATATTACCTGTCCTATCACCGCTGCCGGCGTTAATCCAGCATCAATTCCAATTAACAGCGGTGCATCACTGAACATCGGGGTGATTGTTTCACTGCTTGTATGGTGTGTTCTGTCGAACGACCTGAAAACAGGCTGCCCGGACAGTGATTTACCAAACTGAGCATGAATATATACGGCTCTCCAGTCTTCAGTCTTGCCGTGGGCGAGGTTATCGTAGTAGTCATCTGGTAGGAACTGCGTCCAATCCGCCTCTGGTGCTAGACCAGACGGTTGTATCGTCACATGTACGTTCTCTGGCGGGTTAGACAGGAGCTCTTCCCAAAAAGTATCCTGGTCCGGCGGGTTCGTCATCCCCCACAGGTGGGCGTTAGGCTTGCCGTCATCTGTCTGGCAACCTACCCCGTTCATCATTTTGTCTGGGTAACGTCCTAGACGACCTTGTGCAGCGTTGTAAATGTCTGGATGGATCTCTCTAAACTCATCGAAGATGAAGAACGATGCCTGTAGTGACAATAGACGTCTAACGTCGTTCGCGTCGTCGAGACCACGGAACAGGACCTCACACTCTATGTCTCCAACTTTAATAACGAACTTATATTCCGTCTTAAGGAAGCTACCCATGATGCCATCAGGTATCCACTTCATAAAGTCCGGTATAGATGTATCACGTAACTGCTCTCGCGTGTTACGTACCCAGATGGCACGAGACCTACGTATGCCATCTTTACAAGGCGCCATCATCGCAGCGAA